AATTTCCCATGGAACTCTTTGGTGCATATGTCGGCCAACGTGCCGTAATTAAGAAAGGAAAAAGCTGATGGCTGGAAAAGCAGTAGCAACAAAAAAAGAGGCGCAAGTCGCCGCATTTGACCCGTCAATCTTTGAAGAGGACGCGGGTGCGGGCAACGAAAACATTACGCAGGACGATCTTGCCCTGCCGTTTCTCAAAATCTTGTCAGGCTTGGACCCCTTGCTTGACGAACTAGAGGACGCCCGCAAAGGCGACATCTACAACACCGTAACAGGCGATCTGTTCAAAGGGTCTGATGGCATTCGCGTCATCCCTTGTGCCTACCAGCGTCGCTTTATTGAATGGGCTCCACGGGGCACGGGCAGCGGTGCGCCGGTTAATATCTTTACACCGGACGAACCCCGCCCACAAACGGAGCGCAGCAAAGACGACAACCGGGAGTACGTCGTCGGCGGGGATGGGACGTATATCGAAGACACGCATCAGCATTTTGTTCTGGTGCTGGACGAAGAAGGTACGGCCCAACCCGCACTTATTGCCATGAAGTCCACGCAGCTGAAAAAGTCGCGCAAGTGGAACTCTATGGTTCAAGGCCGCATGGCCACTGGGGCAAACGGGCGCCCGTTCCAGATGCCTCGCTTTAGCCACGTCTACACGTTGAAGTCCATCAAGGAAGAGAACAGCAAAGGTGCATGGCACGGCTGGGACATTGCTCTTGAGGGCCAAGTGTCAGACATCACGCTTTACGGCCAAGCGAAAGAGTTTGCCAACTCTGTCAACGCAGGGGACGTAAACGTCAAGCACTCTCAAGACGACGGCAACGCGCCGCAGCAAGGAAACGATATTCCGTTTTAATCTTGTGGCCGCGCCTTGTGCGCGGCCCGTCATTTGAGGGTTTAGCATGTCAAGCATTGAAAAGTTTGCGGCTATCTTCGACGGTTTGAAATTAGCCTATGGCACCTACCGAATAGATAGAACACAAGCAAACGGTAAAAACACAGGGAAAGCCACCGTTGTACGCGAGCCGCGGACCGCGGAGCTTTGGGAAGGTCACTTGTCAGGTGACGGCCAGAGCGTCGGTATCATCCCGATAAACGAGCAAAACAAGGTCAAGTGGGGCTGTATTGACGTCGATCAATACCCGCTGGATCACAAGAACATTATTGAGCGGATACGCAAGCTGAAGTTACCTTTAGTGGTGTGCCGGTCAAAATCAGGCGGCGCGCATTTATTCTTGTTCGTGACAGAGTTTGTTACGGCCAAGCAGATGCAGGAAACGCTACAACAAATTTCCGCAGCACTTGGTTATTCTGGGTGTGAAATTTTCCCAAAACAGGTTAGACTAAACTTGGAAAGCGGTGATGTAGGCAACTTTTTGAATATGCCCTACTACGACGCCGAAGGGGGTTTGCGCTATGCTTTCAATGATGACGGCACTGCCGCCACGCTGGAAGAGTTCTTTGGGCTACATGCCCAATTTGTTCAAACGCCCGAACAACTCCAAGCACTTATCATTGAGGAAAAAGCGGATGAACTTATACCGGATGGTCCCCCCTGTTTACAAATTCTTGCAAAGCAAAAGATTTCAGAGGGTGGCCGCAACAACGGACTGTTCAATCTTGGCGTATATTTACGCAAGGCGTACCCGGACAGCTGGGAAGCCGAAATTCTAACATACAACATGCAGTATCTTGACCCGCCGTTGCCCTTGAACGAGGTCAACATCGTGGCCAAGCAGCTGCAAAAGAAAGAGTACGCGTACAAGTGTAAAGACGCGCCGATCATGTCCTACTGCAACTCGGACCTTTGCCTGACCCGCAAGTTTGGCATAGGAGCCGCTGTAGTAGGGGCTACAGTCGCGAACCTGCGCAAGTACAACTCTACCCCGCCTGTGTGGTTTGTGGACGTCAACGGCGAGCCTCTGGAGCTAGACACCGACGCACTGATGAACCAGACGGCCTTCCAGCGCGCATGCGTAGAGCAGCTGAACCACCTACCGCGGACCGCGAAGAAGGAACAATGGGAAGCCCGCATGAACAAACTCCTGACCGACATGCAGGAGACAGAGGGCGCAATCATGGAAGTGTCAGAGGACGCTTCGATTGACGGCCAGTTCTACGACTACCTTGAAGAATTCTGTACGCTTATGCAGAAAGCCACAGTGCGTGAAGAAATCTTGCTTCGCCGCCCGTGGACCGATGAAGAAGAGGGTAAGACATACTTCCGTTTGAAAGACTTCGAAGCGCATCTGCGCAAGAACAAGTTCTTTGAATACAAGAGCCACAAAATTGCGCAGCGGCTGCGCGACCGCAACGCCGAAAGCACCAGCGTCAAGATAAAGGGCAAAGCGGTGCGCGTGTGGGTGATACCGTCTTTCGATACGCCGCCCGGGGACCTCGACACGCCTGACTTTGGTCAGAACAATGAGGCGCCGTTCTAATGTTTCGTATCTTTGGACCGCCCGGCACGGGCAAAACCACAACTCTGTTAAATATGGTAGACGACGCGCTGGGCAAAGGTGTGCCGTCCACCAACATCGCTTTCCTTGCGTTCACGCGCAAAGCCGCCAGAGAGGCCAAGGAACGCGCCTGTGCGCGTTTTGACCTCGACCATGAGAAAGACTTGCCGTACTTCCGTACTCTGCACTCACTGGCCTACAGCATGATTGGAAGCCACAACAGCCTTATGCAGAAAGAGGACTACGACGAACTCTCGCAAAAGATTGGCTACAGCCTAAACATCACCAGCATTTCCGACGAGGAAGACCTCGGGACGGTGACGTCGGACCATCCGATCTTGCAGCTGATAAATCTTGCACGGTCCAAGAAGGTGCCGCTAGAGCAAGAATACAACCGCAGCGACATTGAGCACGAATGGCGCGAAGTGGACTATGTGGACCGGGCGTACAAAGAATTCCGCCAGACCCGCAACTTGATCGACTTCACCGACATGCTGGAGAAGTTTGCCGCCGAGGCCATACAGTTCTGCCCCAGCTTTCAGTTGTGCTTTTTAGACGAAGCGCAGGACTTGTCCCCGCTACAGTGGGACATTGCCCACAAGCTGGACCAGTTGTCCGAGCGCATGTACTGCGCGGGTGACGACGATCAAGCGATCTATCGCTGGGCCGGTGCGGACGTGGACCACTTCATCAGCCTTGATGGGTCCGCCGAAGTCCTAGAGCAAAGCTATCGGGTCCCTGCGGAAGTCCACCAGCTTGCCGAGCGTATATCCCACCGTATACACAGCCGCTTTCCCAAGGAATACCGCCCGCGTAAAGAACAGGGCAAGGTGCAGCGCATCTATGATCTGAGCGAGATAGACTTGTCCGAGGGCACATGGCTCATTCTCGCGCAAGCCAACTACATGCTGGGCGGCGTGGCCGAAGACTTAAAGCAGGGCGGATACCTGTTCGAGCGCAACGGCCACCGCTCTATCTCCGAAAAGATAAGCAAAGCCGTCAATGGTTGGGAGCAGCTGCGTCGGGGCCGAAGCATAGAGATCGACGTAGCGCAAGCGATTTACGATTACATGAGCGGCAACGGCCAACGCGTCGCGCGCGGATACAAGAAGTTCAGCGACGACGACCTCGGTCCAGTGGACCTCGCCACGCTGCAAATCCGCTACGGTCTGATTGCTGACGACAGTATGGTCTGGCACGTTGCAATGGATAAGCTGCCCAAGCTGGACACCATCTACATCACGGCACTCCTGCGCCGGGGCGAGAAGTTTAACGCCGTCCCCCGCATTTCTCTGTCCACGATTCACGGGGCTAAAGGCGGCGAAGCGGATAACGTCGTGCTCTACACCGACCTAACGACCGCGGCCCTCAAACAAATGGGCGACGATATGCACCGCGTGTTCTACGTCGGCGTCACGCGGACCAAGGACCGTTTGTACATTGTTGAACCTGAAGACGCTACAAGGAGCTACCCGATATGAACCGCGATGAAGTGCTAAACAAAGCAATGCAATTGATTAACGGCCCACGGGCCAAGGATTACGGCGATGCCTACGAAAACCATGGCCGTATATGTGAAGGCTGGAACATCATCGTTCGAGCCGCCATGATGGACACCGGCTACCTGACCCCGGCCCACGTCGCTTTGATGATGGATTGGGTAAAGACCAGCCGGCTATTGGAAACAATAGACCATGATGACAGTTGGGTGGACAAAGCCGGGTACACGGCACTGGGCGCGGAGTTCGTGGCCCGGGATAAAGAAACGCCCGAAGAAATCAGAAAACGATTACGAGAGCAGGATGAAAACAACAAAAATGCAATTTCCTCTATTCACGCAACCAACTGAATGGGTGCCCCCGAGCGATCTGCCCGACCTTCGCGATGCAACACAACTTTGCATCGACATCGAAACGCGCGATCCGAACATTAAAAAGAAGGGCCCCGGTTGGCCCACCATGGACGGCGAGATTATAGGTTACGCCGTTGCAGTGGACGGCTGGTCTGGCTACATGCCCGTCGCGCACCATGGCGGC